ACACGTTTCAAACAAACCTTTATACGACATCTTGTGCGGTCGATCGGGACGGCGAAGCATTTATTTTGCTTACCAAAACCGATAACGATTATCCTAAGATTCAGCAAATACCCAGCCATCGAATTGCCAACCCAAACGGCATGCCTGATGGAAAAATTACAAGCGGAACGCACAAAGGAAAAAACCTAATTGATGGAATCATTTATTCCAACGGTGCGCCATTGGCTTATTGTTTCAACGATCAAAAAGGTGAGTTGTTGCAATACTTGGATTCGCAAAATGTTATTCACATTTTCGATCCATCATGGCAAGAGCAAGGCCGAGGATTGCCAGCATTTACGCACGCGCTGAACGACCTGCGCGACTCCTTGCAATCGCACGAATGGGAGAGGTATGCGCAGCTTATGCTTTCATCCATCGCGATGATTGAGACAAACGAAACTGGATTACCCGACATCGATGACAATCAAAACGTGATCAATGGCGATGCGACGACCCCAGAGCGCGGCATTATAACCGAAACGTATCAAGGCGGTCAGGTTAAGTATTTCGCAGCAAAAAGCGGCGGCAAACTAGAAACAATCAAAAACGATCGGCCTGGCGATATGTGGGAATCGTTTCAGAATCGGATTTACCGCAAAGCTCTGGCCGGTATCAACTGGCCATATTCGATGGTATGGCACGCAACCGGGCAAGGAACCGCGGAGCGCGCGGATCTCGGAAGGGCGCAACGTGCGGTCGAGGATCGGCAAGACCTGCTGGAATACGCCGCAAACCGGATCATCAATTACGTCACGGCAAAGTTCGTCAATCTTGGCCGACTGCCAATTGCTGAAAACTGGTATAAATGGAAATTTACATATCCTAAAAAAATCACAATCGACGATGGCCGAGTCTCGAAAGAATTGATCGAAATGTGGAAAAGCGGATTTCTGAATCCACAGGATGTGCTCGGCTATCTCGGCAAATCCACTGACGAACACCTAAACGAGCGCATAGCTTATTTGGTTGAACAAAAAACAAAGCAAAAAGCAGTCAACGAATCAAACCTCGGAATCAGAATTGAAGATCGAGAAATGGCAATGTTGACACCAAACGAAACACAGCAACCACCACCACAATAATATGGCGAACGAAGTAACATTTGCATGCAATTTGAAAGCCGTGAAAAACGGCGCAATCATCAATCAATCGTCAAACATGGTCGCAAGCATGACCGGTGACGACATGATGCAAAACACACAGAACATCGGCACGACGGCAGAGCTGGTGACATTTGGCGACATCTCAGGAGCGCCGCAGCAGGTCATGATCAAAAACCTTGATGCAACTAATTTTATCGAGCTTGGCGGTGATTCAGGATTAACTGTATTCAAAATCAAATTGCTTGCCGGGCTTTCTTGTTTATTCACTCCATCCTCATCGACTCTTTACGCAAAAGCAAACACCGCATCCGTCTTGGTTATGGTTGCGGCCGTGGAAGTATAATGAAACCAACGGCAGAAATGGCAGATGAAGCGCGTCAAGGATTGGCTTGGCGTGCAGAATACAACCGAGGGGGGACCGCTGTTGGAGTTGCTAGGGCGCGCGATATTAGCAATCGCGTAAATTTATCAACTGATACGATACGCAGAATGGCGAGTTACTTCGCCCGGCATGAAGTTGATAAGAACGCAGAAGGATTTAGGCAAGGCGAAAAAGGATATCCATCAGCTGGAAGAATTGCTTGGGCGTTATGGGGCGGAGATCCTGGCAGAACATGGACAAATCAACAATTAAAACAACTTGAAAACATGATTACCATCGAAAACAAAGCGGCAAAGGTGAAGCTAAACGACCACGTGGACAAGTTCAGCGTGGACAAAGTGATTGAGGAAATCTCGAAAGTATATGGCATGAAAGCCGTAGAAAACCACTACGCATTTGGCGAGATTGTCGCTTGTGCTGACAACGCAGTTGATACCCTAGAAATCGAAATTCACACCGGCGGCGGCAGCGTATTTGAGGGCGGCAGGATTTACAACGAGCTAAAATCACTACGTGAACGAGGAGTTTATGTCACAGCTCGAATCAATACTCTGGCAGCATCGATGGGAAGCGTCATTGCGATGGGTGCCGACAAGGTTGAAATTGCAAGCAACGGCAAAATCATGATTCACGAAGCGAGCGGCGGAATGCAAGGCGACTCAGAGGATCTGGCGCGCTATGCGGCATTGCTTGAAGAAATAAGTGATGACATTGCCGAAATCTATTCAGAAAAAACCGGCATGGAAAAATACAAGATACGGAAAATGATGAAATCCGAAACTTGGATGAGCGCAAAACAAGCAGTCGAGATGGGATTTGCAGATGAAATTTTTGACACCAAAGCAAAAGCAATGAGCATTCTCGACAAATTCAGACCGGACGCAGCACTTGTTGAAAAGGTTACAGGCTTGGAAGCGATTCTTGCCGACACCGAAAATCAAGTTACTGAAATTTCAGCGCAACTTGTTGAATCGCAAAACTACTTAGCAACTGCAATCATTGAATTGACGGAAGCCAAAAGCATAGTTGCAGAATTTGAAAGCAAGATCACTGAACTTTCCGCAGAGCGCGACACGGCAACAAGTGAACTGACAGCATCGAAAGAAAAGATCACAGAACTTGAAAGCGCTGTCACCACAGCGCAAGAGTGCGCGAATATCAAGGCGCTTGAGATTGCCGCACAAGCCGGACTTGCTCCGCTCGCAGTTGATCCAAACGAATCGGAATCAACCAACACTAAAACCCGCGCAGAATTTAACCAACTTAGTGCCAAGCAGAAATCCGATTTCTGCAAAAACGGCGGCAAAATCGTTTAATGCTTTTATGGCAAGACCAAAAAAAATTCAACAACTCGAGCCTGATGATGAATCTGAAAACGTGCAAAAAACACTAGATCAAATTCTAATCATGCCGATTGCAGAACTTCTAAAACTAACACCCGAACAACAACAACTTTTCCGCGCTAATGGCGGGACTTCAACTGAAAACTAAACATCATGGCTAACACCCTTACCAACCTGATTCCTAATGTCTACGCCGCTCTGGACGTAGTTTCCCGCGAACTTGTCGGCGCATTGCCCGGCGTAACTCGTGACGCTAGGGCTGATCGGATTGCATCGAACCAAACGCTGCGCATTCCACAAGCTCCAACCAACACGACTTCTAGTTACACGCCATCGATGGCAGTTCCTAGTGCGATTGATCAAACTATTGGCAATGCCGCTTTGACTCTCAGCAAAAACAAATATGCTGGCTTTTCTTGGACTGGTGAAGAAATTTACGCAATGGATCAAGGCCCAGGCTTTTTGAGCATAGAGCAAAATCAAATTGCACAAGCGTTCCGCGCTCTGACCAATGAGATGGAGAACGATGTTTGTGATGCCTTGGCTTTGGGCGCTTCACGAGCTACCGGCACTGCTGGAACCACTCCATTCGCATCAAACCTCGGAGACTCCGCGCAAGTGCGCAAGATCCTCGATGACAACGGCGCGCCTGGATCCAGCCGCTCACTCGTGATCAACACTAGCGCCGGTGCCGCACTACGAACGCTTGGTCAATTGACTAAAGCTAACGAAGCCGGCAACAGCATGACCCTGCGCGATGGTGAACTTCTGAACCTGCAAGGATTCAGCGTTCGTGAATCGGCGCAGATCAATGATGCTACAGCCGGAACTGGCTCAGGCTACCTGATCAACAATGCTTCAGGATACGCCATCGGATCCACATCGCTAACGCTTGACACCGGCACCGGCACCATCCTTGCTGGCGACATCATCACAATTGGATCAAACAAATACGTCGTCGCAACCGCGCTTGCTACTAACGTAGTTGTCATCAACACTCCGGGACTTGTCGCCGCAGTCGCTGACAATGCCGCAGTGACCGTAAATGCCACGAGCGCGCGCAACATTGCATTCAGCTCGGACGCTTTGATTCTTGCTACTCGCCTGCCAATGTTCCCTGCGCAAGGAGACCTGGCAATCGACAACGAGATCATCACCGACCCGCGCACGGGTATCAGCTTTGACCTTCGCGTTTATCCTGGTGACGGCATGGTTCTGTATCGTATCCATGCTCTCTGGGGCTGGGTCGCCGCAAAACCTGCCCACGCTGCAATTTTGTTGGGCTAATTCTTGTTTGTGTCATACTGGCCTCGCACTGGAAACGGTGCGGGGCTTTTTGTTGACACCACGCAAAATACATGAGCCTTGTTGATGATTTCATGTTGTCGCACAATGACGAATGCGATACGGCCATGGGAATCGTTTTTATGGTCTGCAATGGTCAGACTTTTGACGTCGTGAACAATCTTTTCAGCAAGAGCGTTGATGGCGAATTTGGCGGCCTTGAACCGCAAATAAGGGGAACGGTCACGGCGCAGCCAGCAAACGTCACCACGCCACTCCTGATGCTTAATAAGCGATGCACAGTTGACGGCTTGTCATATCGCGTCTCAAGCGTTGATGTCGGAACTGTTGGAATCAATTTTACACTAACTGATCCAAACGAAAAATGATTGAGGTCAGAATATCGCCGGCGCAACGTAGAAAGCTCGAATCAGAATTGAGAAACTTCGCTTCTAGGTCAGGAATTGCTGTTGCTGAAACCGTGGCGATCATTGGCCAATCGGTCGCAAAGGAGCTGGCAAGAAAAGTGCAGCCTTGGGGACTTGGCAAAAAACAAGGCGACAAATTCGAGTTAAACATTCTCAAGCAAGTCAGCAAGGCGGCACGATACGCTACTTACAAAGGCGCGCCAGGCGAGGTCAGTGATGTGCATGAAAGATACAGAAACAAAAATGGGGCAGTTACCGTGCGCGCTCCTGACAAAATACAGCCAAAAAGAAAGCCATTTGTCAGGCCCGAAGTTTTAACTGAAGCCAAGAAAAAACAGGCAAACGCCGGTATAGCGAAAGCTGGATGGATCGCGGCGGGAGAAAGCATTGATTCGCCATTGCTTAAAACTGCAAAGGGAATCTCCAGACGCATAAAAGGAATTGCGCCGTGGATCCGGCGGCACGTAAATAGCAACAAAGGATCATCGGCATTTATCCGAAAAGGCGGACTCAATTCGACAATTTACCTGACGAACAAAGTTGATTACGCATACAGCAAAGCCGGAACTAATG